GGGGGCCAAGCATTTCTCCAAGTGTTTTAGTAGTTGCACCTCTAGGAAACTCTTTGCCGTCACCTTTAAATCCATAAGGGTTTACATCTTTATCTACATCGGATTCTTTAATTTGATCTGGTTCTGCAGGGTCAAAGTTAACATCGGCAACTACACCTTCGGGTAATTCAGTAGGGTCAACAGTAAGTGGAAACTTATTATTTGCAAACATAATAGATTCTATCTGCTGATACGCAGCTAATGTTTTTGTCTTAGTTACTTTAATAAACACCCTAGACTTTTCAGCTTCTGTAAACTGTACGTCTGGCCCGTAGATACCACGATAGTTTCGGTAGGAATCCAACCAACGTTCTTCATCTTGTTGGCGATAGTCTTCCGCACGTTTGTAGCGACCTTCAATATAAGGAATAATGTTATTAGTTTTGTAGTCATCAATAGACGATTGATCTGTATCTTCTAATACAATTGACTCGTCTTCAATAAAAATGTTATCTTCTTCCATTTAGGTTTCCTTAATATCCGAATTTAGAATCTGCTACAGGCATACTGTTTGTAGGAGTACCTCGACTGTCAAAGTCCCAGATACTAAATCTTGGTCTTGACATGATACCATACCTTAGCGCATCATACAAGTGGTCTTCTGAGTGTGTATCAACATCTTCTGGGTTCTTTTTGTCTAGTGGTATTGCTGGTAGTTGTGATATTGTTTCAGTACAGTTGTTAAAAAATACTAGTCTTGCTTCTTCTGTAAACTCATCTACTTGCAAACGTCTGTGTATTTCGTTCTTACCTGCTACACGTGAGCCTTTACTTCTATCTGATGGACGCCAGCGACATCCACGCATTATCATTTGTTCTGCCAGAGAAGGACCAGTATCGCCACGCTTATGCCACAAACTACTATCAAGTACCCCATATCGAATATTACCATCACCAGCCTCCAACTCAAGTACCATGTCAGCTAAGTCTACTGCAAGAACCTTTGATACATATAACTCTCTGTACACTACCAGTTGTTCACTAGGACTAACTGCAAACCATAAGACACCTGTATAGCTTCCGTAACCGTAATCGCAAGCCCTAAACTTAACCCAGTTATTAGGAATGTCAAAAGGTTCAACTACGTGTATCTTTCTCTCAAACTCTGTAAAGGCTGCGCCTTCTTTAATGTCCCAATCACCGTCTAGTAGTTGCCTACGTTGTTGTTCTGGTAACGATAGAAGCATTGCTTCGTAGTCACCCTGTTGAGCTAAGTAAGGATTGTCCTTTAGTCTTGCAGGTATAAACCTACGTTTAAATAAGGGCCGTCCCGCTTTCTCATGTCCTGCAGGGTACTTTAACTGTTCGCCTGTATCAATGTCGGTAGCTATGTAAGACTTACCTGCAGGTGAAGGATCAATAAACATCTTCTTAACCCAATGGTGTCCTCTGCCGCCGGGGTTTGTAGTAGCTCTCATACAGAGAGGAAGCTCAGGGTCTGCAGATCTTAAACGACTTCGCATATAATTCCAAGCGAAGGGTGTAGACCACTGCGTTAACTCATCAAATCCTATCCAGCTAAATGCTAAACCTTGGTATCTTGTAACGTCTTGGTCTTTATCTAAGTAGCTTAACCAGAGTGTAGCACCTGATGGTGCAGTCCATTGCATCTTACGTTCAGACCACTTAATACCCGGCCAAATCTTTGGGTACATTTCTTGTGACTTAGTAATAAGTTCCCTTAGTTCTTCTGTAGTGTGTCGTAGTAGTAAGCCTGAAAATGCAGAGTTACCCATGTAGCGTAGTGGATCAGCTAACATTGCGTATGATTTACCACCACCTGCAGAGCCACCGTATAGTACTTCACGTTCACTAGCTGCAAGGAAGTCTGTCTGTGGGCCAACGTTAGGTTTAAAAATAATATTGTGATCTTCTTCGATCTTATCTGTAAACTGTTGTAGTATTATTGTAGGACTAGGCTGCTCTGTCTTCTTTTTCTTTTGCACCGATCCTGTTGTTTTCAATTTCTTCCGCTTTGGCGATAGCCTTTTTGGCATACTCTGCCCATCTGCGAAGGCTTCCAGCTTTGTTTTTTCTTTGTCGCTCATTGTCTAACCGCTTCCTTAATCCTACGTGTGAGATTGACCTACCTGTATTTCTGGTAAGCCAGTTTGCTACTTCCCGATACGAATACTGTTTAATGTATTTCTGTGCTTGCTCAAGCATATCAAGTTCGTGGCTGATTGGCAAGAGTATTCCGTTATCTTCTGGGTCTATTTCATACCCGTAAGGAATTGTTCTTGCTACACGTGGGATTGGAACCCATACGTTGTCTTCTTTTAAGTCCGTTGGTTGTGGTAACTTCCATGTACCTACTGATTTAGTCATCACATGCACAGTCACTCATGTTTTTTCCACATGCACATGTCTCTTCTTCTACTGCCTTAGCTGGCATAAGCATTACACCACCCTTAGCTTCGATCTGTACCTTCTCTGTCTTAACAAGACCAGTACGGTCTAACAGTTCTTTAGCTGCTGCCATCTTGTCACGTATGCCTAGCTCAGTGGGATCGTACAAAGCACCTACCATAGCCATTGCAGCTTTAGGTACGTTACGTGCTAGATAGCTATGCGTTACGTCTATGATCTCTTCTTTGAGACTATTAGTAACTTCAAGGTTAGAAGTGTTAGCAGAGTAACCCGCCATAAGTTTAGCAGTAGAAATGTCTCCACCTGCTTCGTCCATAAGGACTGCTAGAAACTTTTGTTGACGTTCTGTTAACTCACGTGCCATTACTGTATCTCCTTATACCATTAGCTCAAAATGCGGAGCGTCAATGAAGGGTCTACGATTTTGTGACCTACGCTCATCAATGTAACTATTCATTGCGTCTTCCATTGTACCATCAAAGTAAGCTACGTTTGGAACTGTCCAAGCTGCGCCCCACCTAATGGGTGCGTCTACTTCACGGGCTGCTTCAGCCATAGCGTCAGCAATGTCATCGTACAAGTTTAGTTCCCACGAGCCACGAGAGCCAATGTAAGCCATCAAATCTACTGCGTGACCATCTAGGTGCTTAGACTTCATAGTCTGGCTTGCGCCCTTGGCTACTAGAGCTTCTTGCTCCTTCACGGTACGCATACCACAGATAACTCCAAAGTCAATCTTACTTTTAAATATAGCACTATTAACTACTGCAACAAGCCGTTCATCTAAACCTTTTAGTTTATCTTGACTTCGTGTACTTAATTTAAAACTCATTCTTTTATTCCTATGTTTAAACAGGCAAGTACCATACTAGTATCGGTAACCATTATACTTGCTCTTTGTTTTACGTTCTCGCATATTGTCCTACTATCGTAAGAAGAAATTTGAAAGTACGTTAGGGGCATACCAGAAACTAATTGTAACCAAACTAAAGCCCACATTACTTATTTCCAAAGAATTTAGATACAGACCGCATACCTATGCTGGCACTTACAATTCCACCTAGTGAGTACTGATACCACGTAGGCATTACTTCTAAAGCAGTGAAACCTGCCTGTACTATTTGATTACCCCAATCTCCACAGAAAGCTAGGATTAAGGGAATAGAGAATAATAATGTAATCCATTCATCTTTCCAACTATTCTGTGTAGCCTTGATTGCTTCTATGTCCCAATCAATCTCACCAGTAGCTTGCTTAACTTTTATTTCAGCATTAGCTTTTTGTACAGCTACCTTACCATCTAAGTATGTAGAAGCTAAGTTACCTACTGCACCAAAGATTTGTCCTAGTATCATTCCATGCGTTCCTTAGCTACAGCTTTCTTAGCTAGATTGGCGACTCCCATAAAGACAGATACCACGCCAGCCACAGAAACAAAATAGATAGAAGCCATACTACCAATGATTGCCGAAGCATTATCAAGCCCAAGTAAACTTGTAAGAACCACTCCGAAAGGATAGAGTAACATTCCCCATAAAGCAAACCAAGCCATCTTACGAGTCTGATCACGATGGGCATCTTCATCTTCAATACGCCTCCGCTTATCTTCCAAGACTAAAGCTTCCCATTCGGGTTTCTCAATAGCACCATTACCACTAATGTCAGCTTCTTCAAACGATGTCACTACTGCAGTATCCTCTAGGTCTTTTTGGATCTAATACATCTCTGGCAAGTAAGTGGCCTTCAAGGTACATAGATCTCTCAATGCGGTCTAAGGTTTCCCAATTGCCAGTATGTTGATAATAAGCTTCTCTAACATAGAAAACATCTGAACGTGGTATGTGAACTCTGCGTAGTCTGCTTTCGTTTCTGTCGGCTAACGCTTTG